CCCAGGGCCTTCAACTGAGCCGTATGGTGCGATGTTGCCAATGTTGTGAGCAGTCTCAATCACTCTCCATGGTGGGGGCCCTGTCATGTTGACTGTACGAATGGACTGTCGTTTCATAAAGACAGCGTTTCCGAACAACTCGGCGACTCCGGTCATCTCGCCACCCTCACGGTCTGGGAAGCGCATGATGTTGGACACAGGGTTGTTATCGAACTGACCAGGAACGGAAAATGAGGCCCAGTCGCGATGCTCCTCTGCCACTCCAGCGGGGTCTAATACTATATTAGCCTGGACCAGACGACCAGCTATAACCTTGGCGAGGGCCCCATTGATGTCAACGGACACCTCACCCGGAAATGGGTGTCCGCGTCCGGCCGGGATGTTTGTGTCGAAAAACATGTAGCCACTGTCTCCACTCACATTGAAAGTGTCTGTGAGGTATAGTCCATTAGATGGGCGAACAATGTAGAACTCCTTATCTACTAACCACTCCCCATCGTCCACAGCAGGCCCAAATCGCCTTGAGACATGAATAGCCCGTTTTGCATTTGCTATGATGTTGTTAAAAGATCCAAGTGTGGAAAATAATGCAATTGTAGTGGCATCCTGTAGGCCTGGATCTACAACTATTACACCACCTGAGAGAGACTCTTCTCCCAAAGATTGTGGCAGTAGCAAAGATGAATATCCACTGTAGCATCCACCGTCTCCAGTGAATGCTTCATAATCATCAGCACCATTATCTACAGATATTTTGTATGAACAATCCCAATAATCTCGCAATTGATCAACTGTGACGTTAAATTCCCCAGTAGAAGATGAGCCAGTAACAGTAAATGTATCCCATCCGGTCATATCACGCGTCTGGAGTTTTATCAACACAGTTGGATTGGCAGTCACTGCTGTCCCATCCAGTGCGGGAATATAAATCTTCCTACGCATTGTGTAACACCCACTTGCAGCATAATCAAATTTCTTGTCCTCTCTCAGAAAGTCAATGTGAAGGGCATGCGCATAGGGTCCATCTTTGGAAGCTGATCTGTACACATTCGTCGCAACTATTCGAAGATTATGTTCTGCTTCGGTAATTGTGAAGTAAAACCCAGCGAACGATGTAGGAAAATATTGTACTTTAAGGGCCTTCGAAAGCATTGACTCCTGATCACCATCATATATATAGGAAAATTTATAGTATGCAATTGGGCCTAACGCGTTTGGGCTGTATAAATCAGAAGATTTGAGAGCATTTCTTGTCCCTACGTTTCTGTTTTGATATTGCCGGTCTTGAGCCATGGTTGCTTCGACCATTCTAAAGGCTTCTTCTTCTCCGTATATTTGAATCCAGACTGGAAGTATTGAACTGAAATCGGACAGTATATTTCCAGAGGTGGAATCGCTTACACTTGAGGATTTGACCTCTCCTGCGACGGCATATGATGTCACACCACTAGAGAACCGTACAAACCCCCTTGTTTCATTACCGAGAAGATCTCCTGTCAGATGGATTTTAGTCTTCCACACACCCGCATCGTCGACAATGGCCTCGGACGAGCTCACTTCCCATAACCCAAATATGGTTGAGTTTCCTACTACTTCTATAAATGATCCTGGATATATATTTGTGGAATATGCTCCAGCTATTGTTATGGAATCTGTAGGACTTCCTTCAGAGTCCGTGGTTTCAATCGGAACTTCCATATCTCTTGGCGCGAAGCAATTGTCTCCTTCGTATGTCCAGAACTGTATTCCGAGTGCGTCAAGATTCGGAGGATCAAGTGGAGTTCCGTAGTTATAAAACCCACTGGTCGGACTATAATTTTCATCAAAGTAGTCTCGGTCAATGTATCCGATCCACAAGCCGCGTCCCACGCGGTTGACAGCAATGTCCCCTACGCCAGTTTCGTCGCCTGTGATTGTCTTGTATGACTGGTCGACGTATATATAAGCCAAATCGGTGCCAAAATCAGGGGTACAATACAATATGCGGTATGTACCATCGTTGCCAGCTCCTGAATTTGACAGAACAAACGTAAGCCCGGGATACAAAGAGTAGGCGTAATGAGCGCCTGAAACCGTAAAGAATTGGCTTGTTGCGTCTGTGTCCTCAGCGGACAGGCTAATTGCAACCTGGCCTATTCTGCCTGGGAGTATTCGAAGTGTTTGATCATGGAAGACGATGGGATTGATTGAGTCATGACCAGAAGCCCAAGTCGATTGATGGACGTACTCACCAGTCGAGAATAGATTTTCTATATTGAGCGGTGTGAATCCTGATGGCCCTACTGCATTCCAAGAGTCTACACCAGTCGTCTCCCACTGACGGAGCGTCAAAACGTTACTTGTGGTCTTCATTCCAATGTATGTATAGTCCTGCCCAATCAATTTTGGATGTACGAAGGTGGTTATGTTCTTTGCATCTGTGATTTGGTTCGTGTCTGGGTATGCCCGATTCAGCCCAAATGTCTTGATGAGCTTCCCACGTATTGACCGCATATTCTTGATCACAGCCATTTCGTTAGGGTCCAGGTCCTCAAGGTCGGCATGCTGAACAGCGCCGCCGGAGAAGTCACTTATAATTATTTCTCTCTTGCCCATTTAAATCTCATGCTCCGTTATGGTTGCCGATACTGAATGCAAAAGGTCGATCTTAAGTTGAGGGTCGGACGATGCAGGAACGACTACTCGCCGCCAGAACTTCAACGCGCTAGAGTTATAATCCAGAGCGCCGATGGCATAAGATGATTGCCAATTTTCATCAGGGTTGCCGCCACTGTCAGCGCAGTATGTTACCCAGGAGGATTCGTCTGTTCCGGCATTGTCTGTGCAAGTGACCGACGCGTCCGCTGCGGCATCGTAGCAGAGGATCACAGCGTCGTCTTCACTGTGGGAGGCAGCAGAGGTACCTTGATAGGGACGGGTGACAGTTAAACTGGTTGTGCCATGGCCAGCCGTGATGAACATCTTCTCCGTCCCGATGATGATTACGTTCAAGCCGGTGTCGGCGAAGCGAGCAGCATTGAGTGGAATTGTGGTCACGCTGTTGTTAATGTCAGCGCTGAGAGTCGTCTGCTCCATGGCGGCAAAGAGAGCCTTCTGGGCAGTCTCCCCTGCGTCACCATCGAGGTCGGCTTCGTCATCCGGGTTGGTGAAAATATTCTCGAGTGTTACTATATTTGCAAGGGCTGCATCCTCATACAGTCTCAGAGCCATCATTTGCCTCCTTCTTCTTTCTTTCTTCCTCTGCCTTCTTCCACTTCTCCAGTATGGACTGCAGCGAGCGGGTTGCTCCCTGTATCTCGACGATGCGGGTTGTAATCTGATTCTGCTCCTGTTGGAGTTGAGCGCTGCGTTGGTTCAGCTTCGTGCGCTCTTCGGTAATGAGTTTGATCTCTGCTTCAATAAGTTTCTTCATTTTGGTTCCTTTCTTATGTGGCAATGATTCCATGAGTCCGCATGGCACCCAGTAATGCGTCTAGTTGGAGTCTACATTCAGTATCAATATTTCCACCGCCCGCCGGATTCGCAATAGCACTCTGTTGCACTCCAAGTATTTTAGTCCCCCCCATTTGTAGGCTTGTATTGAAGAAGGCATTTCTACTGCTATTGACAATTTGATTGTTTCCTATTTCCAGAGTCGTGAAATCCCCATTACCACTGCTATCAATTCTTTGTGTGGCACCTTGTGTAAGAGCGCCAGTAAACGTAAGACCAGCAAAATTGGCATTCTGGGACCCATCGATTACTTCTACGCTGCCCGTTTCGAGCGATGAAAAATCACCCACTCCAGCATTGTTTATGGTCGCTCCACCGGTGTCATATCCACTGCAGAGAAGCACCCCAGTTCCTTGGAATCGAAAGGCACCAACGTAAGGGCCTCCATTGACAGCAAGATCTATCCATACATCTGAAGAGAAAGTTGGCCCAGCAGTACCTTCTACGGTTGCGTATATATATCCCAATCTCTCATAAGACCCACCGAGCTTTCCCATCATTTCCAGTCCACCAACTAGATCAAGATTGTTTAGATTTGTATCTCCAGTTCTGGCCTTTATGGTTCGAAACACTGGGGCATCAGCATCGACATTGCCGTCATTATAAACTATGACAGTTTGATTGTCGAACAGTTTCGCACCAGTTATAACT